CCAGACTGCGGCATTCGGCAGGCACTGGAAAGCATCGGCGTTTCCAAGGAGGAACGGGAGAAAATCCTGTCTGTAATGCACCGAAAGTTCCCCATGTAACCGCCCTGTTTGCCCTGTGTGGGCTTTCAGAGCACTTGCCGAAAAACTGCCCAAAGTCAAAACCAAGCCCCACACAGGCGAACTGTGCGGGGCTGTTCTTGAAGTTATAAATCCCAAAAGCCGGAGCCGAAAGGCTCTGGCGGTCGTACCAAACATGGCAAACAGGTCACATCTGCACGCCATGACCATGATTTTCAAAGACTTGCTTCGGCAGGTCTTTTTTGTTGTGAGGTGAGAGAATGCGAAAACTGAAAGGCTATAAACCCACAAAATTTATGGCGGAAGATTCGCATTATAATAAAAAAGCGGCAGATTATGCCGTGAATTTTATCGAATGCCTGTGTCATACAAAAGGTACATGGGCAGGAAAAAAGTTTGAACTGATTGATTGGCAAGAACGGATTATACGAGATGTATTTGGTGTGCTGAAACCGAATGGCTATCGTCAATTTAATACGGCTTACGTAGAAATTCCGAAAAAGCAAGGCAAATCAGAACTCGCTGCTGCAGTTGCTCTGCTGCTTACTTGCGGTGATGGCGAAGAACGTGCCGAAGTTTACGGCTGTGCTGCCGACCGCCAACAGGCTGCCATTGTATTTGATGTAGCAGCGGATATGGTGCGAATGTGTCCCGCCCTTTCCAAGCGAGTGAAGATCCTGACCTCACAAAAGCGTATCGTGTATATTCCGACCAACAGCTTCTATCAGGTGCTTTCGGCAGAGGCATATTCCAAGCATGGTTTCAACATCCACGGAGTGGTGTTTGATGAACTGCATACGCAGCCGAACCGAAAGCTGTTTGATGTCATGACCAAAGGTTCCGGTGATGCGAGAATGCAGCCTTTGTATTTTCTCATCACCACGGCTGGGACGGACACGCATTCTATTTGTTATGAAACGCATCAAAAGGCAAAAGATATTTTGGAAAGCAGAAAAATCGATCCAACATTCTATCCTGTGATTTACGGTGCAGATGAATCTGAAGACTGGACTTCTCCAGAAGTTTGGAAAAAAGCAAATCCCTCTCTTGGCATTACTGTCGGAATGGATAAAGTTGAAGCTGCTTGCAATTCTGCCAGACAAAATCCGGGTGAAGAGAACGCATTCCGACAACTGCGTTTGAATCAGTGGGTAAAACAGTCTGTTCGATGGATGCCAATGGAAAAATGGGATGCTTGTAATGCTCCTGTAATTCCAGAATTCCTTCGTGGAAGAATCTGCTACGGTGGACTTGACCTTTCCAGTACTACAGATATTACGGCTTTTGTCCTTGTCTTTCCACCTACTGAGGATGATGAGATATATTCTGTTTTGCCTTACTTCTGGCTCCCTGAAGAAACTCTGCCACTCAGAGTAAGGCGTGACCACGTTCCATATGATGTGTGGGAACGGCAGGGTTACCTGAAAACCACTGAGGGAAATGTGGTTCACTATGGTTTTATCGAAAACTTCATCGAGGAATTGGGGCAGAAATTCCATATCAAAGAAATTGCTTTTGACCGTTGGGGTGCGGTGCAGATGTCGCAAAACTTAGAAGATTTGGGATTTACCTTAGTACAGTTTGGGCAGGGATATAAGGATATGTCACCGCCAACAAAAGAACTAATGAAATTGACATTGGAGAAAAAAATAGCACATGGTGGTCAGCCGGTTCTTCGTTGGATGATGGACAACATCTTCATCAAGCGAGATCCTGCCGGAAATATCAAGCCGGACAAAGAAAAATCCACAGAGAAGATTGACGGTGCGGTTGCCATGATTATGGCTCTTGACCGTGCAATTCGCTGTGGATGTACTGGGGATGAAACAAGTGTTTATGACGAAAGAGATATGTTGATTTTGTAAGGAGTGAGGAATTATGCGTATTTTGAGAGGATTTTTTCGGGGACGAGATCACCCGAAAAACAGCTACGACAGTCCCAGCTACAGTTACTTCTTCGGACGTTCCAATAGTGGTAAGCGAGTCAATGACCGCACCGCTATGCAGCACACGGTGGTGTATGCCTGTGTACGGGTTCTGTCAGAAGCGATTGCCCAGCTGCCATTACACGTTTACCAATATACCGAAAACGGAAAAGAGCGAGTGCCACGGCATCCGCTTTATTTTTTGCTGCATGACCAGCCGAATCCCGAAATGACATCCTTCGTATTCCGGGAAACTTTGATGTCCCATCTGCTGATTTACGGCAATGCCTATGCACAGATCATCCGAAACGGCAGAGGTGATGTTTTGGGATTGTATCCGCTAATGCCGGATAAGGTCAGAGTAGACCGTGATCAGCGAAACCGTCTGGTCTACATCTACAGCCGCTACGATGAAGCCAATCCAAACCTGAAACAGCAGGGCGATATTGTCCTGCAGGCAGAAGATGTGTTGCACATTCCCGGACTTGGGTATGACGGCTTGGTGGGATATTCTCCCATTGCTCTTGCGAAGAATGCAATCGGTATTTCCCTCGCCTGCGAAGACTATGGTTCTACCTTTTTCGCCAACGGTGCCAGTCCATCCGGTGTATTGGAACATCCGGGTGTCATTAAAAATCCGGAACGGGTACGAGATGCATGGCAGCGTGCCTATGGCGGTTCTAACTCGCATCATACCGCAATTTTGGAAGAGGGCATGAAATACACGCCTATTTCCATTCCCAATAATGAAGCACAGTTTCTGGAAACCAGAAAGTTTCAGGTAGAGGAAATTGCCCGGCTGTATCGAGTGCCGCTCCATATGATCGGTGACTTAGACCATGCAACATTCAGTAACGTGGAACATCTGTCATTGGATTTCGTGAAGTACAGTCTTGACCCATGGATTGTTCGTTGGGAACAGGGACTACAAAAGGCATTGCTTTCCGATTCGGAGAAAGGCAAGTATTTCATCAAATTTAATGTTGAGGGGCTCTTGCGTGGTGATTACGCATCGAGAATGCAAGGATATGCTACCGCACGACAAAATGGCTGGATGTCTGCTAACGATATTCGTGAACTGGAAGATATGAATATGATTCCTGCCGAAGAAGGCGGAAATCTCTATCTTGTAAATGGTTCATTTACAAAGCTTGCTGATGCAGGTGCATTTGCAAAGAAAAATGAAAAGGAGGAAACGACCCATGAAGAATAATCGTTTTTGGAACTGGGTATGCAATGAAGAAACCGGTGCATCGGAGATGTATTTGTACGGTGCCATTGCGGAGAGTACCTGGTTTGAAGATGTGCGCTCGGATAGGGTGTAAGTAAATGTGAAATTGGTAACACACAGAATAGGTAATTCTGTAAGCGACCCAACTAACCGAAAGGCGAAAGCTGATACGAGAACATAGCACGTTGGGGAAGCGGTAAGTTTCTTAAAGGCAATCAAGAACGACTGAACCGCAACGCTAAGCAGATAAAAGGATAAAACTGTATTTGTTGAATGTGAGTTTCAAGTCCCAGTTAACCAATGGTTAAGGAAATTTGCCTGATACCTTAAATATGAATGCGATTTATTATCATCTCCAATAAATTATTGCCTCAATATTCATATGACGTGCAAGAGAACTTGTGCAAACGAAACGAAAGCATATCCGACAATCTGCAACCAGTTATTTACACTAACCGAGGATACCCTAAAGGTCAATGCTGAAAAGCTATGATTTAAGAATCTGAATATGACCCAAGGGTACGGAGTTTCCATAGTAGTCCGAGGACGGTAACACCGTCTGCATGGCGAAGGGAAACAGTTGTTATGGTCAAAAATGAAGAAAGTTAGGGAGGAAAACCTCAATGGCTGAAATGCAACCAACAACCGAAATTTTGACGAGAATAAGCAAAAACTCATTGAACAATAAAGATGAAGTGTTTACACGTCTGTTCAGATATTTATTACGGGAAGATATATGGTTTGAAGCATACAGAAATCTGTATGCAAATAATGGTGCATCAACAAAAGGTGTAAATGATGACACTGCCGACGGCTTTAGTGAAAGAAAAATACAGAAAATCACAGAACAGCTGAAAAACGGCAAATTTAATCCAACGCCGGTAAGACGCACATATATACAAAAAAAGAATTCTGATAAAATGCGTCCACTTGGTATTCCGACATTTACAGACAAACTTGTACAGGAAGCTGTACGCATGATTTTAGAAGCAGTATATGAACCTATATTTCATGAATGTTCTCATGGTTTCAGACCAAACAGGAGCTGTCATACTGCTTTAAAAAGTCTGCGTATGAAATTCACAGGTGCAAAATGGTTCATAGAGGGTGACATCAAGGGCTGTTTTGACAATATTAACCATGATGTACTGATAGGAATACTGAACAAAAAAATCAAAGACGCAAGATTAATACAGCTTATTCAACAATTTCTGAAAGCAGGCTATCTTGAAGACTGGATATATCACAGGACATACAGCGGTACACCGCAGGGAGGAATCATTTCTCCCATACTGGCAAATATCTATCTGCATGAACTGGATAAGTTTGTAGAAAATCTAAAAGAGGAATTTGATAAACCGAGCAAAGAAAAGTATACTCTCGAATACCGAAAAGCAAAATATCAGACAGAAAAAGCACGAAAAGCAATCAGAGAGTGCGACCCACAGGATTATGAGCGAAAAAAACAGCTAATTAAAAATTTGAAAGCAGTCCGCAGTGTTCAGCTTAAAACTCCATGCAAATCACAGACAGACAAAAAAATTCAATATATTCGTTATGCTGATGATTTTATTCTATCAGTAAATGGAAGTCGTGAAGAATGCATCGAAATAAAAAAGAAGCTGTCACAATACATCAGCGAGGTGCTTAAAATGCAGCTCAGTGATGAGAAAACGCTGATAACTCACAGCAGTAATCATGCAAGATTTTTAGGTTACGACATCAGTGTAAGAAGAAATGCCAAAATTAAAAGCAAAAATGGCGGAGTTTCATTGAGAACATTGAATAATAAGGTTGAACTTTTAATTCCATTAAAGGAAAAAATCAACCGTTTCATGTTCGATAAAGGTGTCATCTTTCAAAAAAAGGATGGCTCTCTGTTTCCTACTCATCGCAGCTATATGATACATATGTCAGACCTTGAAATCATATCAACATACAATTCAGAGCTGAGAGGAATCTGCAATTATTACAATTTAGCAAGTAATTACTGCCAATTGCGTTACTTTGCTTATCTAATGGAATATAGCTGTCTGAAAACACTGGCGGCAAAACATAATACCAAGATTTCAAAGATAATAGCAAAGTTTAAAGACGGAAAAGGCGGATGGGGAATCCCATACGAAACTAAAAGCGGTAAAAAACGCTGTTATTTTGCTAAATACTCTGATTGCAAAGACTCAAAAGATGGTACGGACAATATCTCAAACGCAGCCGTAATATATGGCTATTCAAGAAATACACTTGAAGAACGCTTAAAAGCAAAGGTTTGCGAACTGTGTGGGGACACAAATGCAGAATACTATGAAATTCATCACGTTCATAAAGTGAAAGACCTGAAAGGTAAAAACGATTGGGAACGTGCAATGATAGCCAAAAGGCGAAAAACATTGGTGTTATGCAGGAATTGCCACCATAAAGTTCATAATCAATGAGTTGATTTTATTTTATATAACAATGGAGAGCCGTGTACTCCGAGAGGGGTAAGCACGGTTCGGTGAGGGGTCTGTATAAACCTACTATGGAAACATAGCAAGGCGATACTTTCCTACTCTACGAAGTGACACCTGCCCTTTTCCGTGACGAACTTTCAAAAGTCAGCGGAAATCTGACAGTCTGGCTGAACTCGCCGGGCGGCGACGTTTTTGCTGCAAGTCAGATTTATTCCATGCTGAAAAATCACAAAGGCAAGGTTACCGTGAAAATTGACGGTATTGCTGCATCAGCGGCTTCTGTTGTGGCAATGGCAGGCGATGAAACTTTAATTGCACCAACTGCCCTAATGATGATCCATGATCCCAGCACTTGTGCTATGGGAAACAAGGCAGATATGGAAAAAGCTATCATCTTGCTCGATGAAGTCAAAGAGAGCATTATCAACGCCTACGAAACCAAGTCCCACCTCAGCAGAAACAAGATTGCAAAGCTGATGTCCGATGAAACATGGCTCAATGCAAAAAAGGCTCATGAGATGGGATTTGTGGACGGAATTCTGTTTGCAGAGAAGAAAATGCCTGTTGTTCCCAAAGAGGAAGAACCGGATGAAGAAGAAAAAGAAGATACACTGACCGCAATGACCTATTCCAAATCGAAGAATCTATCTGCATTCTTATCCAAAGTATCTGCATCAGCAGAATCTGTTACAGGCACACCCATTGACCAGCTTGAAAAAAGGCTGGCACTTTTGAAATATTGATTGGAGGAATTGATTATGGCTATGACAATTCAGGAACTGAGAGAAAAGAGAAAGAAGGCTTGGGACACTGCCCGTGATTTTCTCGACAGCAAGAGAAATGCAAACGGCGTTCTCAGTGAGGAAGATTCCAAGACTTACGATGCAATGGAACAGACCATTGTCGATCTTGGCAAGGAAATTCAGCGTCTGGAACGACAGGCTGAAATTGAAGCTGAAATGAACAAGGCAACTTCCACTCCTGTTCTCGGCAAACCTGCAACTCCGAATGTAACGGAAAAGACAGGTACAGCAAGCGACAATTACAAAACGGCATTCTGGAACAGTATCAGAAACCGCAACTGGATCGATGTCCACGATGATTTGCACATTGGCACAGACGCAGAGGGTGGCTATCTTGTTCCAGATGAGTTTGAACGAAAACTGGTGGAATCATTGGAGGAAGAGAGCATTTTCCGCCAGATGGCAACGGTTATCAAAACTTCCAACGGCGACCGCAAGATTCCGATTGTGACTTCCAAGGGCGAGGCTGTCTG